GACTGGCCCAGCTGGTGAGCGTGGCCCGCAGGGTCCGACTGGCCCGCAGGGTCCGGCTGGCCCAGCTGGTGAGCGTGGCCCGCAGGGTCCGACTGGCCCAGCTGGTCCCGCTGCTTCGATCACTAAGGCCGCTCACGTTAACCCGACGTCCGGCACAGTAGCGCAGGTGGTGAACGCTCTGATCGGCGCAGGTCTGATGGCGTCCGCCTGACACGCTACCCTAAACAGTAGCGGGACTGCACCGCAAAGGCCCTATCTCCTACAATGGGAGGTAGGGCCTAACTCATTTCCGGAAGGAGCGATCATGGACATCGACGCAAGCGTAATCAACCAAGTGGGAGAAGCTGTCTACGCGCGATGGAAGGATGCAGCGCTCGCAGACCTCGCCAACATCATATGCCAAAAAGACCTATTCCCGATTACGGATGATTACGTGGGAATTGTCGTAGGGGATGGCCGCCACATAGCGTTACCGGCATGGTATTCGGATGTGACCAACGTGCAGACCACCGACGGTGTGAAGCTCGATTTTCATGTGAACTACGATATGGGCGACGGGTGGACGCCTGAAACCAAATACGCCAACTGTCTGACAATCGCGCAACGTCTTAACGTCGGCACGATAGTCACCGTGACCGGAACGCACGGGTTCGCCAAGCTCCCCGCCCCATTATCTTCAGTATTGGCGGCTGTCATCGAGGCAGACCAGAACGTTCTTGAACAGACCGACCGCATCACGTCCAAGAGCATCGAGGATGTGAGCGTAAGCTACGCCACAATCAACGAGACGGCTATGGAACGTGCGTTGACCCCGTATCGTTCACTTATCAGCCAGTGGAGTCTATGCCGAAACGGCGGAGACAGCGGCGGTATTCTCTCCCTGCCTCGCAAGCATCATCAATTACCGTGGTGGCTCAACGCTCAGGATTACATGGGAGGTGACTACGCTTATGGCAACGCTCTGTGACCCGTTCCGACTGTTCCCTAACCAAGTCCAGACAGCGACGCTTTGGCGGTACACGGCTCCCGGTCTGCCTAACGAACAATTGGCCGACTTGCAGGTGATTGTGAAGCACTCCACCCAGTCCGACCAGCCGACCGAATACGGTTCACGTATCAGCCCCCGACGCTTCCACATTAAAACGGACACGGTTCCCAAGAGTCTTCTGGAAAACATGGAACTATGGCCTGACCTCATGTTGGAACTTTCCGATGGCAGGGTATACCAAGTCACGCAAGCCAGTCGAGGCGATGATATGGACATGGGGGAGACTCGGTTCATCACCGTGTATGGGAACCCGTATGGAAGGGATAGTCTATGAGCTACCGGTTACAGTTGTCCGCTACTTGGGCGCGTAAACTCTCCACCCAACAGTTAAACAAGGGCGGCGTGAGAATGATGACAGACATCCTCAAGATGGCACGTCAGAACGCTCCCGTCTTGACCGGCGCTTTGCGTAACAGCGGCCGCTTCCAACAACTTTCCACAATGAAGTGGCGTATCACGTTCGGCAACAGTCGCGTACCTTACGCACGTATCCGCGAACACACGAACCGGTTGCACCCAAACACGGTACGCTACCTCCAGCGAGCGCGGAACACTGCCGCTAGCCGTGCTAAATCATATTTCAACCTAGGATAGGAGCGCCATCATGATTGATCTGGCCATGTGCATGACCCTCCAGAACGAGGGTTTCGGCACTTACGGAAAGACATTGTTCTTCGGCACTAGTCCCGTATTGGACACGGGTAGCGTCACGAACGCCGAGGGCATCTGGGTCAACGCGAACACCGTGGACATCAACGGCGACCTGTACACGGATCAGCTCACGGTCAGTAGCCGCTACTTCGACGTGATCGAACAAGGAAAGTTGATGCTCCGGCTCCTGCACTTCGTCAACAATCGTCTGCATGAGTATTGCCGACTGACATGCAACCCTATCGCTGATATTGACTTTGTATCAATCCGCGTGCATCCGGCGACCGCCATCGACATGGACGCCATCGACGGGGAAGGCCGCTGGGTGAAAAGCATCCGGTTCAACGTGGATTACAAACTCGACCCGGCAACGGTAGAATAGAACCGTCCATTAGTCGCGCGTGTGCAGTCCCGCCCGACGAAAGGACATTGCAATGGCCTCCTACCCCCTGATTGGCAAAAAGACCGTCTACATCGACGACCTCGTAATCAGCCCCGACTACGTGCAGGACGAAGCCGGAAGCATCACTCTGACTCCCGGCACTACCGAGGTGTCCTCGCAGTCCGGCACTATCAACGTACCGAATGGCTCATATGAGGAAATGAGTTTCGAGCTGAACATTATCTGTCCGAGCGTCCGCTACCTCGGTATGCTGTTTCCGGAACTGTACCATAATGCGAAGTTCAAGCGCGTTATCTCCGGTTTGCTGTCCGAGACGGGTCAGGTGCGTTTCGGCGGCACCGAATGTATTTCCAACACTCCGCGTGACATCATTATCCATAACGTGTGCGATGGCCATTCATCGGCGCAGGACTTCCGTATCCCGCAGGCGTTAACCAGCGCGGGCGGCGAGTTCACCGTGAGCCTGTCCGACCCGTTCGTGGTCACACTGTCCGGCTCGATGACTCCCGGTGCGAACGGTGCCGTGGTCATGGGCGAACTTGATCTGGCTAACCCGTCGTACTACGACGAAGATTCCGGCACCATCAAGACGGAGAACGTTCAGGTCACCGCGCTTACCGCGTCCCCGGCGAACATCTCGGGCAAGGTCGGCGATCATGTGACTGTGAATGTGGTGGCGTCTCCGGATGGTGCGACTGGTACCATCACCGCCACCGTAGCTGAAACTGGTAAGGCTGTCGCTACGGACAACGGGGATGGTACTTGGGATATTCAGTTTAAGCAGGCTGGTACGGGTACCGTCACGTTCAAGGCTGGCGCTGTTCCAACCGTGGTTAACTTTAATGTCGCCGCTGCGTGAGCATAAGTAACGCCCGCCACCAGAATTTTAGTGGTAGCGGGCGCAGGAGAGAAAAGGTCTCGAGAAAAGGTCTCGAGAAAAGCAACATGATTCATAATATCACACGATTGGAGCAAATATAATGACTACCCCTGTTTTGAGCATCGACACCCGAGAAGCGTTCCGCACCCTCACCGTGAAAATCGACGGCACCGTGTACACCATGCGCCCGCTTGGCTCGAAGGACATGCTCACGATCTTGGATAATGCGGAGACAATCGATAAGTTGAGCGCTGGTGTGGCGAACCGTGAAACTTTGGAAACCGCTGAAAAGATTATCTTCCCGTTGGTCGAATCGCTTATGAGTCCAGCTGATAAATTCTCCGTGTGGGCTGAACAGACCCGTAAGCGTAGCGACCTTGCTTATCAGCGTGCCATGACCGCGTTGTGCGGTCTGATGGCGAAGAACATCACCGTTGACATCAAGGGCGAATAATGAAGTCGTGGGATAGTCTGCTTACTCCCGCCGAACGTGAGGCGATGAAGAATTACAAACAGAAGGAGGCGGCTCGCAAGCCGCTTCCGAGCGTTCATATCCTCGCCGAGCTTGGTGACTTGTATGGGTGGCAGGCTATCCGCGACGTGCTGGAAAACAACGTGTCTCCTTCCCTGATGATGAAACTGCTCAGAGAGGGACGCCGTATCCGACGGCGGCGGCTGGCGGAACAATATCTTATGACGTTCGACTGCATCGCCGCCGCGTTCAGCAAGCACGGCGACCGCAATATTAACACGATTATCGAAAAACTCGGGAAGGACGTGTGATGGCAGACTCGACACTGACCCTAGACGCCGAGATCAACACCGGCGATTGGAACGCTGGTGTAAAGGATATTCAATCGGGTAGCCGTCAGATCGAAGAGTCGGCGCGACAGGCTGATGAATCGTTGGGTGACGTTGACAAGTCTGCTAGTAAGTCTTCCAGCGGGTTCGGTAAGTTCGGTGCCGCCGCCGGTGCCGTTGGCGGTCTTGTCTCCTCGGGTATCGGTATGGCTGTGGACGCCATCGGTGATCTTACCGGAGACATTATCGAAGCCTCCGACTCTGCGGACAAGTTCAAAAGCACGCTGAACTTCGCAGGACTGGATACGGGTACGATTGACGCGCTCACCGCCAGCACTCAGGCATACGCCGACCAGACGGTGTATTCCATCAGTGATATTCGCAACGTTACAGCACAGCTTGCGGCGAACGGAGTGCAGGGCTTCGACCAACTGGCGGAAGCCGCTGGCAATTTGAACGCGGTAGCCGGTGGTAACGCGGAAACGTTCAGCAGCGTGGGCATGGTGCTTACTCAGACTGCTGGCGCGGGCAAGCTCACCACAGAGAACTGGAACCAGCTAGCCGACGCCATCCCCGGTGCATCCGGCAAACTTCAAGAGGCCATGCTCAAGAACGGCGCTTATACCGGGAACTTCCGCGACGCGATGGAGAAAGGCGAGATCAGCGCGGAGGAATTCAACCAAGCAATAATGGATTTGGGTATGACGGACGCCGCGAAGGAAGCCGCTACCAGCACCAGCACTATCGAAGGTGCGATGGGTAATCTGGAAGCGTCCGTTGTCGGCGTAGGTACGACGATTCTTGACCAGTTCAAAGGCCCGTTGACATCCGGTATCAGCATGTTGGCGCAGAGAATCAGCGGACTTAGCGGCGTGTTTACGGGACTAGTGCAGACTATCGGCCCGATTCTCTCACAAATCGGCACAACGTTCCGGACAGCGTTTCAACCAGTTGTGGGAATGGTGCAATCTCAGTTGCTTCCGGCACTTAAGCCGCTTATGAGTGCCTTACAGAATATCGGCAATGCCATCATGCCTGCAATCCAGCCCCTCGCATCAGGGTTAGCTACCGTGGCGGGCATCATCGTGCAAACTATGAGTGTCATCTCAACTGCCGTAACGCCGGTGATTAATAACATCGCCTCGTCGATTCAGACGGTGCTTCCGGCACTCCAGCCGCTAATGAGTGCTTTGCAGAATCTCGGTAATGCCATCATGCCTATTATCACGGCCGCAATCCAGACCATTGCACCAGTGTTGTCTACCTTGGTGAGCAATATCGGGCAAACTATGAGCGTTATCGCGACTGCTGTAACGCCTGTGATTAATAACATCGCTTCGTTGATTCAGGCCGTGCTACCCGCCATCCAATCAGCGTTCCAAATCTGCGGCACTTACATTCAAGGCGTCATTAACGCGGTTTTCCCATTCATCCAGACGGTTGTTACTTCGGTTATGAACGTTATCAACACGATAATCACCACCGTATTGGCAGCGATTAACGGTGATTGGTCTGGAGTGTGGGAAGGTATCCAGAGTATCGTTTCCAGTGTTTGGAACGGTATCCAAAGTATCGTTTCCGGTGCCATCAATGCAGTGTCAGGCGTCATCTCAAGCGTGCTGAGCGGTATTAGCGGTATTTTCAGCAGTGTGTGGAACGGCATCAAGGGCGCGGTAAGCAGCGCATGGAGTGGTATCACCAGTGCTGTCAGCAGTGGCGTAAGCTCGATGATGAATTTCATCACCAGTATCCCGAGCCGTATCATGGGCGTGTTCAGCGGAGCTGGATCATGGTTGCTGAGCGCCGGACAGAATATTATTCAAGGCTTGATTAACGGCATCACGAACGCCATCGGCGGTGCCATCTCAGCAGTCAAGAACGCTGTTGGCGGTATTATCGACGGTGCCAAGAGCCTACTGGGTATCGCGTCCCCGTCTAAGGTATTCGACCGTGAAATCGGTCGGATGATTCCTGCTGGTCTTGGCCGTGGCGTATCGGAGAACGAGCGTGCGGCCACTCGTCCGGTGGAAGACATGGTGAATTCTCTTCTGCCGTCGTCCATCGTGACGCCCATGCCGGTAGTGTCTAGCCCGGTGCCCATGAACGCGAATAGTGGCCCGCGTGTGAGCGCGCCTATCACGGTGAACGCGCTTGACCCGAACGCGGCGGCACGGGAAACCGTTAGGGTGATTAATTTCCATTACGTGTGACAAGCCGCGCGGGTAGACTGAGGGTATGGCTATCTTTACCCTTGACCCGCGCGATGTCCGTTTGACCCTGAACGGGTTCCCCTTGTACGGAATCGACTCATACGGGTGTGAGTGGCACGTAACGTTTCAGAACGTTTCGGGATTGTTCGACGGTGTTGGTTCGACCTTGCAGACCAAGGACAAAGCATGGTCGGATGGTTGGTTTAGCAATATTCCAGTGGCTCAGGGTCGCTCGATCAGTGTCGAGGGTCATATTATCGGCAAATGCACGGAAAACTGTATCAACGCTTGGGATGCGTTTAAACGTTCGTTTAATATCACCAGTCAGTCTCTTGTCGTGGAGTTGGGGGACATCAGCCGTCAGGTGCAGGTCATGCAATCGTCTTCCGCTCCGCTGGTGGAGTGGGCTGGTGTGAACATTCTCAAATTTAGTATCGGGTTGACTGCTTTGGACTCGTATCTGTACGATACGCAGTCGGTGAGCGGCAATACTGGTTTGCCACGTTCTCAGGGCGGTATGACGTTCCCCTACCATTTCGAGGATATAGACACGGGCAAGGGTTCAATGTGGGTGTGGTCTGATACAACCGTGTCGGGTAGCGTGCGTCTGACTAACACGGGTAGTGCTCCGAGTCCGGTGACGATTCGTGTCGACGGGCCTGTGGTCAATCCGCAGATTGATCACAGGCCGAGCGGGCATACCATGGCGTTCGATCTCAGTTTGGGTGAGGGTCATTACATTCTTATCAACGGTGCCACTCATGAGATTCTTATAGATGGCACCGATCCGGCACGCGGCAGTGTGACCAGACGTGAATGGAGTTACGCGGAGGTAGGGGAGAACATTTGGATGTTCAGCGCCAAGGAACCATCTGATAACGCGCGTATGACGGTCACGTTCAACCCGGCTTACATCTAAGGAGGTGCCGGATGCCTTTTATCTCCAACCGATTGCCGCAGTCGAACGGCTTATACTCTGACACGGCGCGTGTGCTGTGGCAGCGTTCCGGATTGCAGTTCGTCGCCGTCACGTTGAACGACGGCACGGTGATAGCCGAACTCCCCGACCTGCAATTAACCCACCTGACGTACCGTTTCGAGGAAACAACCAGCGAAACGGCCACGCTCCCGTGGCGCAACGCTCCCCGCAATTGGGGCGAAGCCACCACACCGTATCAGGTCGCCATACTCCTGTTGCGCGAATCTACCGTCCTGTGGGGCGGTATCGTGGTCAAACGCGAGCGTGCAATGCGCGGAGACGGATTAACACTGACGTTGGCAACCGTCGAACACTACCTCGATAACGTGTACGTGCAAGACCACACGTACATGAATCGTGACCAGTGCGAGATCGTGGAAGACCTCGTAACCACCACGCTTAAAAACCACCGTTTCAATCTCGTTGTCGAAGCGTCCCCGAGTAAGGTCAAACGCGATCGCACGTATGAGGCGGAAAACGACAAGACCCTGCTAAGCGTGCTGCAAGAGCTTGCCAACGTGCTGAACGGGCCGGAATGGTGTACATCATGGCGTGCCATCAATGACGGTCATTATGAACCGGTCATGACGGTAGCCGACCATATCGGTTCCACCACGCCAAGCACCACGTTCGACGAAAGCGTTATGACCACGTTTAATCTGCTGGAGGATTACACGAACGGGTACGGTGCTAACGCGGTAATGGCTGTGAGTACGGCTGACGCTGGAGACCGTCCGCAATCCGATTGGATGATCGCAAACCAACCTAACAGGCCCATGCTGGAATATGTGTTCCAACCGTCCACCAGCATCACGAACAAGAGTACGCTGAACGAACACGCCAAGTCCTCGTTGTTGCAGATGCAGAACGGTACCCAGACCATCACTATGGGCTTGAGTCTGCTTTCCGCTCCGATGGTGTATGAGGAATGGAAGCCGGGCGACCTCATATCGTGGACAGTGGAAGAAGACGCCGAGCATTTCCCCGACCATAATCACGGTAAAGCCCGTATCATCGGGTACGAGATAGACTTCAGTGAAGCTTGGACTATCACCCCAACGTTGCAGCAGGAGGACACGAATGCCGAGCAAATTCAAGTTCAGTCTAGATAGCGCGGACGCTACAGCACGCCAGTTCTCGGACATCAAACGCCAGTTGCAGGAACTGCCGCCGAGCATCGTCAACAGCGTTAAACCTATGGTCGATCAGATCACGAAAATGTATGAGGAAGTGCAGACGCTGACCAACAATCTTGACCAGCGTGTGCAGGAAAGCATCACCCGTAACAGTTACACCCGTGCCGAGATTGACGTTAAAACTCAGACGTGGAACTGGGGTGTATTGGCTCCCAATCGTGGTGGTACTGGTACCGCCAACGCTTATAACAATGTGTTTGCGTCAGGCTCTTGGCGCGCGGTGTGGGTGTTGTCTGACGGTACTATGGGCACGGCCCAGTCGATTCGTGCAGTGAAGACCGATATCGTGGACGCCGACGACTACATTCCCGTTGACGCTCTACGTAAGGTGAAGTGGCGCGTATATCGGATGAAGGATGACAAGAACCAGAATCTTGATGATGCTCAGCCGTTGGTCGGCATGATCGCCGACGATCTGGATGAAAACGGATTGGGGTTCTTCTGCGAATACGATGAAGACGGCACGCTGGTAGGCATCAACTATCCCATGCTTGGTGTGGCGGCGCTCCGACTCGCTCAACAGGTAGCGGATGACTTGGACGCGCTCAAAGCTAAGGTTGATGCTCTATCCACTGACAAAGATAAAATGGTCGTAGACGATTCGGAGGAATGATTATGGCTATCATCATGCACCCGCTTACCGCGAAAAACGGTTCCCCGGAGTATACGGCGGACGATTACAGGCACGCCATCAATCCTCTATTAGTACCGTCCGATGGTACCGCGTTCAACGGTTTGTCTGGCATCCGTTACGGTTCCCCGAGTCCTCTGGTCACGGTGAGCGGCCTGACTGCTACGGTCAAGCCTCATTGCGGTACCATCAGCCCGTGGGATGGGCTCGGCGCGTACACCTACGCCATCACCACCAATACAACCGTGCAACTCGCAGATTCCAAAAACAGCTACAAAATCGCGGTTACGGTGGAAGACCCGTCACAGTCTCACGGTACGACTCCGTGCGGCCAGCTCAAGGTGTTTACTGCGGGTACGCCTGACTCGAATATCGATGGTCTTGTGATTGCCAAGGTGAACGCCGGTGTCGCGTCTGATGCAGCCCCGATGATTCGCAATAATGCGATTCTGATGGCGCGTGATCTTGAACAGCTTAACACTATTGCCGCGATGGATGGGCAGGAGGCTATGACTATTGCCGATAATGCCCATTATGTCAGGAATGGCGGGACGTGGGTTTCAGATGCATCGAAAACCAGTTCACATGACGGATGGTCTATAGTCGAGTGTGTTAGAAACGGGTTTTGCACGATTATCGCGAATCGCACATATCAGGGTTCCGTTGGGGCTTTCAATGCATATGTGCGAGATTACAAACCTGCAACACCTTATTTTGAGTGTTGCGGGATATTAACGGGTCGCGTTGGTCTACAGGTCGTTTCGCATGGTTATTGCATGGTGAATACGCAAGGTCTGTTGGTTTCGTTCAACGGATACGGTAATTCGGTTTCCTTATCCGCTAGCATCACGTATCCAGTCAAGCGATAATGGTTAATCGCCACCAATATTGGTCGGAGAATCAGCTAATCCCATGAACCGCCGTTGAGATGGTTGCCGGACGTGACTATCATTCCAGTACGGGAAAACGTGTTAATCCACATCTCCCATTTGGCGTTCTTCACATAATAAACGGCATTCTTCCCTGCCTCGTCGTTCCTGACATAATGAGCATTATCAGCACGGTCTAAAATAGAGACTATGACTGATATTCTCACTGCAATCATCGGCGTAGGCGGCGTGGCCCTCGGAGGACTCATAACATGGTTGGCCAACCGTCGTTCAGACCTCACCAGCGCATATCAGGCACTAGTCTCAGCGCAAGGGGACATGAAACGGCAGATAGACGCCCAAGACCAGAAAATAAGCGCACTAATCAAAAACCGTGATGCAATGCAATACACGATTGACCTTGAGACTGGTTATATTCGCGCGTTGGGCCACTGGTTGTCGAAGTTCTGCGAGATTATCGAGCCTGAATTTTTGGAGAATCATCCTAAACCGTCGTTGCCTGATGATTTACGGGACCGTATTGCATCGCTTGATAAACTGGCTGGAGATAATGACTAGCCGAGCCTGTTTGTGAACATGACTCCTTATGGGCGTTATGGGTAATAATAATCTCGATTCGTTCGATGATAAGATAATCCTATGAGACGTTTCAAACGGTGTGTGATTCTTGTATTATTGCTCGCCGCCGTCTCGTTGATAGTCAACGTCCTGATGACGGCCTACGCCGTTTTATGCATGGCGTAGCTGTTCTTCTACACAATCAATCTATAGGAGGAATTTCGATGGCTTTGAACGGTATCGACATTAGTAATTGGCAGGCTGGTATCGACTTGTCTGCCGTACCGTGTGATTTCGTTATTAGTAAGGCGACGGAGGGGTGCTGGTATGTGTCAGCTGATTGCGCTCGGCAGGTGGAACAGGCGTTAAGTCTGGGAAAGTGTGTGGGCGTATACCATTACGCCAACGGTGGTAACGCCGTCTCCGAAGCTGACTTTTTTGTGAACAATTGCGCGAATTGGGTCGGCAAGGTTGTATGGTGCTTGGACTGGGAGGCACAGGGTAACGGACTGGCCGGGTCTGGCGCGTCTGCGCAACAGTGGATTAGGTCGTTCTGTGACCGCGTGTACGAGCGTACAGGCTCCCAGCCTATCGTCTACGTGGGAGCGTCCATGCTTAACGATGCTCAGAATATTGGAGATCGTGGATTGTGGGTGGCGCAGTACGCGAATATGGACGCTACTGGGTATCAGGATACGCCGTGGAACGAGGGCGCGTATGCGTGCGCTATCCGCCAGTATTCGGGTAATGGTCGTCTGCCCGGATATTCAGGCAGTCTTGACCTTGACAAGTTCTATGGTGATGTGGATGCGTGGAATGCGTATAAGGCGGGTCATTCGAGTGTGACCAACGTGCCGACCCCTTCCGCTCCTGCTCCGTCTACTCCAGCGTCTGACACGTATATCGTGCGCTCTGGTGACACGTTGAGTGGTATCGCGTCGATGTATGGGACTAGCTGGCAGGTGTTGGCGCAGATTAATAATCTGTCTGACCCGAATCTGATTTATCCGGGTCAGGTGCTGAATATCAATGGTACTGCCAATACTGTTCAGTCCGGTAGTGGAACGTATACGGTGCAGTCGGGGGACACGCTGAGTGGTATCGCCGCCAAGTACGGGACTTCATGGCAGACTCTCCAGCAGATTAACGGCATTGCCGACCCGAATCTGATTTATCCGGGTCAGGTGCTGAAACTGCCGGGCGGCGCACCGGCATCGTCCGTTACACCGTCACCGTCCGTTACGACGTACACTATCCAGCCCGGTGACACATTGAGTGGTATCGCCGCCCAGTACGGTACCAGTGTCTCCAATCTGGTGGCGTTGAACGGTATCGCCAACCCTGACGTGATCTACGCGGGCCAGACAATCCGCATCAAGTAAACTATCGATAGGAGGTTTGTTATGAGCATTAATACTGGTGAGCCGACCAAGGACACCGAGATCAATAACGAAGTGGCGGACGGCAATGATAATTACGTGCCGACGTTCAACGCCGCTACTCGTAAGTGGGCGTATCTGGTTTCCGGACTGGTTGGTATCGCTGGCGCGGTGCTGAGTTTCGTGAGTGCTGTCCCGGACGTGCCGTCGTGGGTGGCTGTAATGGGTGGCGCTTGCGCTCTGGTCGGCTCCGGCGTGGCTGGAATGTTCGGCGTCCACTACGCAGGCATCTCCAAGTGAGGTGATGATGATTGCATTGCTTGAGGTCAATCAAGCAATCATGCAAGGAGCATAACCAATGTTCGAAACATTCCAAACCCTCATCAACGCCGGAGGCTACGACCTCGCTGACTTCACCGAGCGCATCAAGACCATGTACGTGATGGGCGAACTCACCGAGGATGAGATGAAACAGCTACTCGAACAGGCGCAGACGAACGCCAAGCCCGACGATTCCTATGCTCCGTTGGCCGACCGTGTGAAGGCCATCGAGGAATGGGAGACGACCATCGAGGAGCGTTTGAGCAAGCTGGAATCCGGCTTATCAACCGACCCCGGCGAACCCGAGGACCCGGCCGACGAGTGGCCGGAATACAAGCAGCCTACCGGCGCGCACGACGCCTATCATGTAGGCGACAAAATCACCTACAACGGGAAACACTATACGTGCATCTACGACGGTTGCGTGTGGACTCCAGACGCTTACCCGCAGGGGTGGCGTGAGGAAGCGTGAACCACATCTACACTGGTGTTTCCAAGTGGTAGACTGGTGTTGCTCCTTTCGAGCGATGGTGTGATGACCGATTAAATTAGCCCGGCACTGGTCTTGATGACTAATGCCGGGCTAGTTTTTTTTAGTTGTTTAGCAGATACTCACGGTTCCTGTATTCACTTAATGCTGGAACGGTTTCTGGATGATCGTTGTAGGCGCTGACCAGCCATCCTTTTACGTATGATTCCTTTGGGTGGGCGTGGATGCGTGCGTGGCATCCCATAGTACCCGAGCCGCAGACGGTAATCAGGTTGCTGGGTAGGTTTAATCCTTCCCAAGCGTGTGAGCGCATACGTCGATGATGCAGATTGAAAGCGGAGGCGCTTAATGTTCTTCCACAGATGAAGCATCTGCCGTGGTCTCGGTGGAACACTTTCATACGGGTTTCGATATCAGGGTCTGTTTTGCTCACTCGGATACTCCTTCGCAGTGGAAGAAGTACAAGGTTATCGGGGAGACGAGTTTGAAGAAATATTGCCTATCGGTGTCTGTCTTGCATTCATGAATGGCCGTGATCTTAACGCCTTCAACGCTGCCCAGAACGTCGTAGAGTTTGAGGAACGCTTTGGCGTCTTTAATCCCGATTTGACCGAACGTGAGTTCCTGTCCGAGTCCTTGGGTGTCGATGATTTCCTGTGCTTGGGGGGTTTTCTGCAAGAGGCTGATGATCGAGGTCAGATAGTTGATGGTTTCCATTGTTGCTCCTTTGGTGTGATGATGATTGGATTAATCGTGCAAGGTTCTAGTCTTTGGTCAGGATGTCATAGCCGAGGTGTTCGGCCAATCGCAACCGGTATTGCTTCTGTGGTTTACGGCGTCCGGTTTCCCACATGGCTATTACGTTTGGGCTGGCGACGCCGATTCGTTCGGCTAGTTCAGCTTGTGAATATCCGTGGCGTAGACGCCAGTACTTGATGCACTGGCCGATGGTCACCCTGTCGCTGATAGTCGCGTAGTCAACTGGGGTGTTGCCGATGTTCTGTCGTGTGAAGAACTGGCCGGTCTGGCTGTCCTGTTCCACGGTGACTTCTTGGCCGTTGATTACGGTCTTGATTTTGCTTTGATTGCGCATGTTTCACCTCCATACGATGTGTGATATATAAATCATATCATATTGTTTCTGTTTCGCCAAACAGCTCACTAATGGCTTCGCGCCCATCGTCAGTCAGCGCGAACCGCCAGCAATGACGGTGCCGACTGTTTACGCCATCCCTATCGACACGGTACACATGACCGGAACGCTCAAGCTCGATCATGCGCGTCCTCAATCCCTGCGGAGTATCGTCATACTTCGCTAAGACCGCCATCCGTTCGATTTCCTCATGGGTAAGCGGACGCTTCGCCACCCAAAGAATCAACAGCACATGCACCTGTTGTTTGCTGAACATTACGCCACCGCCGTTTCAGCCGAGTGGCGGAGGAACGCGGCCATGCCAGCGGCCACAATCCACCCGGCCACCCACTTGACTCCGAACCGTACCCCGTTGATCTTGGCTGCCATCGCCCATACCGGAAGCGACACCCACGGGCTGAGACACCAGCCGCAATAGGCGAGTTCTCCGAGACTGTCCACGTAATCCTTGGCCCACGTGGGGAGCGAGTTGGACAGGTTCTCGGTCTTTACGGTCAGCTTGCGGCGGAGCATGGAGAACACATAGCCGGGGCCGGGAGAGAGCTGCACGACAGTGGTTACGTATCCCGCCGTGATTCCAGCGGAAAGCACGGCAGTCCACCAATTGCCATTAGTCCTCATCGGTTTTCCTTTCCTCGTGGCGACGCCAGCAGTGATACCGCTTGTCGTAATCCGCGTACAGGTTTTCGTAGAGTTGTTTCGCCTCGTTGGTGGCTTCGTCGTGGTCGAACCCGTGCTGTTGCAAGACGTATTGAGCGGCACCTACCCAGATGGAGCGTCGAACGTGTTGATACCAACGGTCAAACAGTTTGCCGCACACCTTGTCATGCTTGTTGTCTCCGAGAAAGTCGGCAACGCTCTCCACCACGAACTTACGAAGAGTGTTCGCGGTGATATGGTTACGGTCGAACAGTTCCAGCACGTCGCTGGTTAAAATGTTATTCTTCATTGGGTTCCTCCTCTTCTTCGGGTTCGTCATCGTCCGCTAGGTAATCGTCAAGGCTGATGTCTTGCGGCTCGAAGTAAATCAGTCCGTCCAGCAAGATCATCGGGTAACGCACAGTTACCCCTTGGTCTTTGGCGATGGCGCGTATACCTCTGGCGGTGGGGCTGCCCGACGACACGATACGGAGCCTACGCTCCATCTGTTGGGCGTACACGCGGCACGTCATCAGATAAACGGCGTCCTTCCGCTTGCATGTGGGGCATCCGTCGAACAGGACGAACATGTCAGGGCTTTCCAAGATCGTTGCGGTTTTCATCAGAATGTTACCCCCAGAGCGTCGGCCAGCACATCGGAGATATGGAGCGTGGCCAACTGGCTACGCTTATGGTTCTCGATTTTTTCGGTGATGTCCTTGCGGTACACGGGGATGACCTGATGGTGTGCGGCTCCGATCACGCGCGGGTCGAACATCGAGAAATACAGGACTTCCAGCGAATCGCACACGACGAAGTACTGGAGCACCTGTGCTTTGTACTGGTCGGGGATGAAGTCGAAGCCGGTCGCCTTGGAGTCCAGAGTGTATTCGGGCAACACCTGTTCAATGACTTCGACCAGTTCAGGTTTGAGGTTGGCGATATGAGATCGCATGGCGTCCGTGTGCATCATCCACGGTACGACGGCTTGCAAATGGTAGGCTGAGCCGAGCGACTTGCATTCGATGGCCCACGTCGGCTTCTCAGTGTTCTCGTAGGCGTCTGGACTGCACGCGATACGGTTGTCGTCGTCACTCTCCCAGATACCGCAATCGGGGACGCAATCGACGGGGTTGAAGCCGAGCGTTTTGAGGGTAATCTGGATGTTCTCGGGTTCGAGACGGTGGCCGCGTTCCATCGGAGGTTCACCGTCCGCTGGTTCTGCCCACAGTTCCGCGAGGAACTTCCAGAAGTCCACGCCGACCTTAAGCCGCTTGTTCTTGGCTTCGGCGTCCACGATCTTATCGTCGTAGTTCTGGGCCTTCGTGTAATACTCGGTGGCTTTGTCTGGCGTCTTCGCCTTCTTCGCTTGTTCCAACGCCTTGTCTCGGTACTCTTTAAGTTTTTCTACGTCGGTCTGAGTGTAGTGCTCCAAAGCGAGTCCGCCGCTTTTGGTGCCGGTGATACGGCCCACTCGTTCGTCGAGCCATGCCTCGGTTTCGGTGGCTTGCGACACATTGATGATCTTCATTGATGGTGTCCTTTCGGTTGGGTGTGGGCGGGTGACGAGTCCCGCCCACAAGTCTTTCATGCTGAATATGGAATGTGATTACTGATAATGGTTTGTGTTCAACTCCTTAGGTCATATATCAAACCCAATGCCTGATATATATAATATATCACATGTGGTGGGATTAGTTAATCAGCGACACGCGGAGACAGGTCCCAGTGTCCTAGTAGGACGTGGATAATCAACGGTGATTGATGGGTGTGATTGATAGGCTCACGCACAAAAGCCCGGAATATAAGAGGGGGACTACTTACGTTCCCCTTTCACGCCTCGCTTTCGCAGTCGGAAAGGTCAATGTCAAAGCAACGCGCAATATAATCGAAGTTCTCACGCTGCTCATCAGCCGTCAACGCCCGAACGAGATTATCCAGCAGTGTTTCCGCGCCGAGCGAGTCAAGCAGCTTGTCGAAGGCAAGTTCGTTGTCAAACATTTCAGATACTTCATTCCAGCTCCCTTATTAGAACAAGAGGGCTTATAAATCGGTTTGTTTTAAGCAAAACCCCAAAAGTGCGCCAACGCGAAATGCCACTTACATTCGGTTGACGGCGTTCATCAGACTGTTCAGATCGGTTTGCGTGAGTCCACGCCATCCCCTGACCTGACGGTTCAGAGTGTTGTTGATGAACTCGCCACGCGCTTCCGATGGGATATTGTGTGCGTTCAGTGCCTTGACCAGATCGGCGTACTGTTCGGCGCTGATCGCACGGTCTGCGGTCTCGTAACGCTGTTTTGCATACGCGCCGTCGTCGTCTTTGTCGGGGAAGATTCCCAGTACCGCGTAGAGACTGTAGCGGCGGGCGTAGGTGATCGCGCTGCCTACCTGCTGCGGGTCGCCTGTCACGAAGAACGGGTAAGAGCAAGCAACCATCTGTTCTTCAGAGTCGAAGATGATGGTCTCCACCGTTCCAATGACTTGCCGCGCTTCTCCTGCGTTGTCAAACGTGACGCGCTGGCTGAACGCCAGACCATGCTTCTCAAAAACCGGCTTGATAGTCTTGAGAATCGTGGCGAGGTTGAGGTACTTGTAAGTCCGGTTGCCAGCCTGCGCGGTTTCATCGGTTACGAAGTTGGGCACCTCGTTGAGGACTTTCATGAATTTGTTACTGAGGTTGTTGGCCGCCATTACAAGGTTCCTTTCTAATAGTGTGATGATATATAAAGTATATCACATGTGGTGTGATATTACAAACTGATGTCTGTATTTCTCGGCATTGATTGGGGAGCGGTAGCGACAATCTCGGCAGCCTTCACGCCTCGCTCTTACGGGCGACGATACGGAACTGCCTCGCATAATCCGCAAGGCCCTTGCCGTGACATTGGAGTTGCAACGCTAAAAAGCGTTGCGCGCCCTTAATAGTCTTCCAGCTCTTGCCAGAGGCAAACCATGCTGTCCACCACGTCGCGGCCGGTGGAAACGGATCATCATACGCATCCGGCGTGCTGTATTCCTCGATGTCGTATTCCACGCCCTCGACTCCCGCACGCTTTTTTGCGATGACCGGCACGGCTTCGGCTGCTTTGAGAGCGGCGGCATAGTATTGTGTTTTACGCATTTCGATACTCCTTGTTTGTTGATTGGTGTGATATATATAATATATCATATGTGGTGAGATTAGTCAATCAGCGACACGCATAGACATGTCCCAGCGCCCCTAGTAGGACGGGTTAGGTCGCTGTGAATTGGCGGAATAACGCCAATTAGGACACTAGGACACTAGGACATGTATTAAGTCAGATTGACCATGCCTCGCCGTTCGTCAGATACACCGAATCCGCGCCCCCGTTGTCGAACTGGGCACCCAAAAGCCCGTCCAGCATTGGCATCCCGCCGAGATTGTACGCCTCAACGAAGAATTCGAGGCGGGTCGGCTGATTGCCTTCAAGCACGTATATGGTGCTCGCCCACTCGGTCTTCCCGTTACGTTCCTCATAATCCCGGAATGCTTGCTCGTACACGTCGGCGTCAACGTATCCGTAATCTCCGATACGCCAGATATCGTCCGTCTCGGTGTATGTGTCGAAGTCGCGGCATTCGGGGATTAGACTGGTGTCGATGCTGCGAATCATGTCGCGGGCCTGTTCGACGGTAAGATTTCTAACTGTTTCCATTGTTTTCTCTTTGGGTATATCTCAAGCCTTATCGCTTGATATATTCATTATATCACATTGTGTCTTGTGATGCAAACAAAAAAAGGCGGGACTCGCCCGGCCTGTAATCACTCTTCCTCGGCGTCTTTCCTCGCTATCTCGATGATCTTGGATACCGCAGCAGCCATATTCTTGATTCCGTTACGTGAAGCGAACGATGTCACTTGATGCACGAACTCGTCGTACAATTCCATAGGCACCAACCCGAGCATGTCCGAGTTGCAATCATCCACGAACTGTTCAAGTTCTTCGTATTCGCGGGTCAGAAACAAAAACTCCACGTTCTTATACTCGTACTTCACATTCAAACCGTTCAGGTTGACTTGCTGCGGTTCGACGTGCGGTAGGCTGTCCTGATCGAGTCCGCTGAGCAACAAGTCGTCTACGTTGTCCATCTGAGTGACCAGCTGCGCCAGTAGTTTCTCGTCGGCGTGGCCGGTGAGTTCGTTGGCGGCTATCTGCTTCGCCGTTATGGTGGAACGTGTCATAGGCTTCGTGTCCACGATAACCGGGATACGTTGGATACCGGCGCGGGCGGCGGCTCTTGTACGATGATGGCCGGAAACAATACTTATCGGCCCTTCTCCGTTCGGTTGCGAACAGTACGGCAATGACTCCAACATCCCTCGTAGCTTGATGTTCTGGGTCAGCGCGTCGAACTTACGTGGTTCCATGACCTGCGCGTTCAGGTCTTGTTCCTTGAGATTGACCACGTCAACCCATTTGATTACCAAACCGTCGGCTATGGTCATTTCTTGCGACGTGTCGACATCGGCCATTATTTCCTCCTGTTCTCTTTGGCTAGGAACTGTCCGAGAATGTTCCTTAAGCCGATCTCTTCGTGCCAATCGCTCTTATACTGCAATTGGTACTGTCCGTTTTTACGGTCGCGTCTGTCCAGTTTCATCAGGCCGCGAAGTCCCTTCGCCTCGGGGTATCGCGTGTACTCAACGGTTGCCAGCCCATCGCACGCATCGACGAGTATCTGTGTCTTGGGCGTAGCGCAGAGCTGGAACGTGGAACGACGTAACGCTATCATCGTGACCAGCTTCGTAAGCCGATACCGTTCGTGGGATACCCCGAATGCTTGACGCAATACCGCGTAGCGAATCGTGTACATGGGATTAGGCAAACCATATCCGATGATTCCGGCAACGTAACCGTCGATTAGTACGAGAACACACATCGGGCTCACGTTTCCCGATATCCTATGCCGCATCACTTGCAGATACGAGTCTTGGGCCGCGCTATCGCGTAACGGTACGACCTTGATTTCGGAACGTTCGGTAATCTGATGATCTCTGGGCAATATCGGTATCGGTATCTCCGCCGATTTCGACGACGCCACAGTCACCATGTTCCCGCCGACAAGACGTTTGACCTCGTTCGGACGGTTGGAATTCATGTAAATCACACTGTCCAAACCCAGACGCCTAGCGTAGACCGGGCTATTAGTTGCGGCGTTTCCGGGCGTTTGCTGCTGCTGGCAGATCAGCAACGCCTTACGCCCCTCGAACAGCTTGCAGAGCTTGGGAATATCGACGGGCGCGTTGAATACGTTGTATTCAGGTTCCGCCCATTGGAATCTCCCCCCGGTATCGAAGAACTTTTCATAAGCTCCCGGATACGTAGGAGGATTGGCGAACACGATGGTGTGCGGGTCATCCATAATGCGTTCCGCATACTTCATCGGGTCGGTGGGCTCGTATCTCAGCCCACCAAGTCTGACCATATTCGCTGCGATTCGCTCCCGTAGCTGTCCGACGTGTTCCGAATCGTTGATGTCAAGATCAGCCAGAAGTTCACGGTAGTAATCGACATCATCGTGCTTGCTGAGACGCATACGATATTGCGCCATGATTACGGTAGCCGCGTCATCCGCTGCGTTTCCTGAGAGCGAGACTGGTGAACCGTCAACGGTTGCCCGCATTTCGGTGAGAGGCGTCCCGTTATATGCATATCCGAGCGCTGCGGTGTACGCCCACACGTCGCACGCCTCGATTTGCTCCGGTTTCCAGCCGTTCTCCACGGCGACCATGCAGTTTGCGAAGGCTCCGGCGTACAGTTCGACGTATCGCGTATACCCTGACGCGGGTGCCTGCCTAAACAGATTCCCGTTCCAATCACGTTCTGGTTTATCCCAAGTGTTGAGGAACAATATGGACGGTGAGTTGAAACCTGCCATCAGACCGCCCCCCAAGGGTCGAACTTGGTGCCTCCCAATTCGAGATTGGGCGCTCTATCCGGTGAGCTAGGGGCGGAATAGCAACGGTCATTAGAATAGCACATCTTGGGCGGCCTCCAAACCTTTTTGTAATTCCTTGACTTCTTCACCGGTCTTTTCCTGCCACCATTGGGCGAAAATCGTTCGGTGACACAAGCCTTTTCTTACGTCATCGAAGCATAGAAGCACGATGTCTTTACCTCCGTTGAGTTGCGATATCGTTTCAAGTTCCGTTCTGATGCGGGCGACCCCGTGTGAGTCCAGCATGGCACGATACCGTTCGGTGAATTCTTCGTCGGTTCCTTCCATGAACCATCGGCCCGGCGTCACTGTTTTCGCCGATGCTGCGATTGTGTACGGAAGTCGCCATCGTGGCGAACCGTACGTTATGCGTACCGGTATGCCTTGTGACGGGGTGAAGTCGTGGTATCGGTTTGTGTAGATCTTCATATGCATCCTTTCCATGCAATGTGTGATATAGATATTATATCACACTGCTGGTTCTTGTTGCAAATTGCCCACATTCTTAACTTCGTCTGGGAAGAATTCCATTTCCAAAGCCTCCACACCTCCAGTAGCACCCCAATACGCACGCCTCGCCCGCAGAACCGTCGCCACATCGGCGGACATGGAATCAGGAAGCCTATGGGCCATCCAATCCGACAGCTTCGCTTCGCTCCGCTGTTCCCGCTTCTGCGATCTCCAATTAACCGGGTTGGCCAGCCACACGGGCAGAGTCCGCACGTACTGCAATGGCGTACCCTCGCACGACTCCACGAAACGCTTCGCCGCCCTCATAAGCGCGTCGGCACCGACTTCATCGAACGCCTGATTAAAGCACTGAATGAATTCGTTTGACACCCTGCATTTCTTCGGCCACAATCCCATAAGCGCTTTAAGGGTGCCCACTGAATGGCAGGAGACTGTGATTTTTTCTTCGCCGCGCGAGTATTGTTCTTGGGTTTTGTTCTCTTGGGTATTGTTCGTCAAAACCTCGTTTTGGGGTGGGTCAAAAGCAGGTTTTGGGGGGTCAAAAGCAGGTTTTGGGGTCGGTGCATGGTCATAACCCTGTTTTGGGGTGGGCTTCCACAGCGAGACGTGATACCGGTTGGCCCTGCCATCGGACTTGACCCGTCGGATGTACCCCAATTGCTCAAGCACGTTGAGGCTCTTGGATACGGTGGGCTGTGAGCAACGCGCGATCTTCGCCAGCCGCTCCAAGCTGGGCCAGCATACGCCGGTGTTGTCGGCGTGACGTATCAGCGCCATGTACACCAGCAGGTCGTAGCCGCTCAACCGGTCATCATCCACCGCCCAATTCGGCAGCATCGAAAAACCAGTGTTCTGTGCTATACTCGTATCGGGCATGTTTCCCACCTTTCTGTTAGCGCCTCTCTTCCATTCTCTCGGGGGAGGCGCTTACTTTATTTGACTTCTATTTGACGCTTTTTTTTGCGTATATATTTATTATATATTACGACGACACCACTTGCAATCAGGAACAATATAATGTATATTTGACTTATGTACGCTAAAGACTACACCGCAACGACGGAGCAGTACGCGGAACGCTGGCACCTCAACATCCAGACCGTCCGCAGATACTGCCGTGAGAAACGACTGCCATACATCAAGGTAGGCAACCGCTACTACTTCAACCCCGACATCACACCACTACCTGTAGGAGCAACGATCAACGATGAATGACCCAAGAATCACACTGCCGATCGCACGCTTGGCGGCAGACCCCGAACGCAAACAGACCCGCAACGGCACCCCCTATATGTTTATCCGAGTCGCCGCCACAGGCGGACACATGGACAAGACCACAAAACAGTGGGTTGACCACGACACCATGTGGGCGACGATCTTCGAATATGACCTGAGACTTGCGGAAACCTACGAACGCATGCTGCGCAAGGGCACACCGGTAAGGGTCGAGGGTGTCCTGAAATGGAAGACCGGCACCGACAACCAAGGGCAGCCGCGCACCGACTTCATCATCGAACACGCGACCATCAGCCTCGCCATGCTCAAAGCCAAGAACCAGCAGCCTCAGCAAGACCAGCAGACCGGCAACCAGTGGCCGGGAACCGACACGTTCGGCCCGACCAACTCGCTCAACCAGACCGACAGCGAATGGGAGTGTTCTAAATGGCAGTGAACGTCACCGAGAAAGACAAGACACTCAACGAGATCATCGACTGGTGCGAACAGTTAGCAGCGGAAGGCCTGAGACTGGCGAGCGCTCTTCTAAGGCAGCATGACATGGACGCATACGGTGTCGTGAAGGGACAAGTCAACGCATACGAAAAGACAGCCGACCACTGCCGTTCCATGCTCGGCTACACCGGCAACATGCCCACGGAAGTACCGAATCAAAGCGAGGACACGAAATGACGATTGACGAACTGCATGATTACTGCCGTTACCTCTTCGACAAGAACCATGAGCATGGCGTGCCTGACAAGTGGAGCGAAGGCTACGAGTTCGCGCTCAGCCTTGTCATGTTCAAATGCCATGAGGGATTAACAGACGAAGACCGCAAGACTGTAGCCGACTGGCGTGAAAAACATTGGAAGGACACGAAATGAGCAGGGCAATCCGATATGTAGAGTGCACCCACTGCGGCGAGACGGTGGGCACATATTACGTGACCTGCCCGTACTGCGGATACAGGCTGGCTGTGCACAGTCTGCCACCAAGGGAGAAATGTGCGGACTGACCCAAGTCACCACCGATTGAAAGGAATTACCATGACCCGCTATCTCGTAGGGGACCAACAACTGCGTTACGCAATACACTTTGCCATAAGCGCTATGGACATTGACAAGCAAGATAAGAATTACATCATCGAATCAACTGTCAAAGTCTCCGATGAAGTCCTAGGATTATTGGCCTCATCGAAGACCGCCGAATCGGAACAAACCGAGAATCCCAAACAGGATGCTGGCCGTGAAATCGATACGAGCGAGTACCCATTTATCCAACTAGAGGCAGACGAACTCGTCCGGATGATCTGTGACGCCTACCAAACCGGCGTATTTTCAGGAAAGAAGCAATCATGAAATTCACGAAACGCGCATACGTCAAAGTGTGGCAGAACTGCCCAGAAGACGAACGCGAAGACACCACCATAACCCTCTATGACTACGAGGACGCGAACGAACTCAACAGCATCCCGGTAGCACTACTCTACCTGCTGGAAAGTTATGCGTCTGTCAACAGTATGGAAGAATTCGACATCCTCGAACACTGCCTTACAGCCGAATCGTTCGACCTCATAGGCTTCGTCAAAACCTACCGGGACATGCTCAGCAAAACCGGCGACTTCTGGACACCCATGAAATTCATCACCGCCAGCCCGAAACCCGTGGACGGCATCCCACCCGTCTCCTACTGTCCCCGCTGCGGAGCGTTGATCTGGCCAGACACCACACAACGCTACATCAACGGACAAGCAGAAAACGACGCAGAATACTACTGGCGAATCCTCGAAATCTACAAGAACAACCCAGACCCGCTCTTCTACCACAATTGCGGGCAACGCTTCAAATACATCGGCCAAGACCAACTAGCCTACAAGCATCAAAGCAACCGCGCCGACATCCTACGCACACTCAAACTCAAAGCGGAAACGCAACCGACATTCGATCTGGCGGAGCTCAACCAATGACCGGCGAACCATTATCGTTCAGCCTGTTCATCCCCGGCATCCCCGCCAGTAAAGGCTCCTACCGTCCAATCACCGGCAGGAGCCGCACCACAGGCAAACCAGTAACCCGCCTCATACCAATGGACAAAAAGGAACGCCCGTGGCGCGACCATGTACGCGACACCATCCTCAGCCACAAACACCCAACCATCCCCCCCAACTCATACATCAAAATAGAAACCACGTTCTACCTGCCACGCCCCAAAACCATCCCACCCCACAAACGCAAACACCCCACAGTCAAACCAGACATAGACAAACTCCAACGCGCCCTATACGACGCCATCACCGAAACACACATCTGGCACGACGACTGCCAGATCACCGACGTAACCAGCCACAAACGATACGCCGACAACACCACCACCGGCGTATCCCTCACGATCACATGGAAGCCAAACCAATGAAACCAAAAAAACCAGAAATCGACTACTTCCGCAACACCACACCCGGCTACAAGCTAGGCCGCATTCTCGGCGTCCTACTCATCACCCTAACCGTCCTACTCATCACCACCGGCACCATAGCCCTACTCAAACTACTCATAACCTACATCCTCGCGTAAGGAACCATCATGACCCTCAGCCAACACAAAACCGAACTAGCCCTCCAATGGCACCGCAAACACTACAACACCGAATACATCGCCACCCTACTCAACACCACCCCAGAAGAAATACAAACCATCATCAACCAACACAACACGCAAACTAAACCCAAGAAAGCATAAAATACCCCTTATGAGCAACGTAACCAGAGACGCCCACGGCAGAATCACCGGCGGCGTAAACAACCCAACCGGTAAAGGCGGATTCCAAGAACGCCCACAAGACCGCAGCCGTAAATGGACCAAACGCGGCAGCGTGAAATACAACCTCCAGCAATTCCTTGAACTCACGAACGAGGAACTCGCGGAATGGGTGCAGCGTATGGACGAACTGACCCAAGCCGAACAGATCGCCCTACGCCGGGTTCTTGAATCGAAGAAAGACAGTGAGAAAGCATTCCGCTCCTATCAGGACATTGCCAACCGTACCGAGGGCATGCCCCGACAGCAGGTTGACCAGACGGTGCAGATGTACGAGCCGCCTACGATCAACGTTACGGTGAAGTGAACAAACCCGAGCCTATTATTCTCAATAAGGCTCGGGTTTCCTCGGGTGAAGACCATACTATTGAGAATCGCGCGCACATTATGGAACAAAACGGAACATTCAACCTCGTAATCCCCAAAGCATACGAAGACCTATTGTTCTTCCTCCATGACCGTGACAATCCGCCATACCGCTACTACGACTACAGCGGAGGCCGTTCAAGCGCGAAAAGCACCAGCGTAGCCCTAGCCCTAGCATTCGAAGCCAGCATGTACCCCACCCGCATCCTATGCACCCGTGAATTCCAGAACAGCATTCAGGAAAGCGTCAAACAGCTCCTAGCCGACATCATCAACCGCTATCAGCTTCCCGGTTTCACCATCACCCGCGAACAAATAACCCACATCAACGGCAGTGTGTTCTGGTTCAAAGGCTTGCACGAAGACCCAGAAAGCACACTAAAAGGCATCGAAGGCGTGGACAGGTGCTGGATCGAAGAAGCCCAGTTCATCACCGACCACAGCCTAGACGTGTTGCTGCCGACCATCCGAAAGAACGGCAGCACCATCATCTTCACCCGCAACCCCCTGACCCCGGAGGATGCGATAACCACACGTTTCGTCACCCACCCCAGCCAGCTCACCCAACAGCGCACCACCCACCATCACACCACATGGCGGGACGCGGAACAAGCCGGAATACTCCCGGAAGAGATTCTGCGACAGGTCGAGGAATCACGAAACAACCCAGACTTCGCCCACATCTGGGAAGGAATGCCCTACGAGAAAACAATCAACCAGATCATAAGCTGGCAGCAACTCGCAGACGCGACCGAACGCCAACCGCAAACAGACGGCGGCGTAAGCTTCGGCGTTGACGTGGCCCGATACGGAGCCGACAGAACCGCCGTAGCCATCGTAAAAGGACGCCACCTAATCGACCTCGTGAGCTGGAGCAAAACCAGTCTCGTCGAAACAGCGGAACGCATAATCACCCTTGCCGGAACACATCATCCAAGCATCATCAACGTGGACGATACCGGCGTGGGCGGAGGAGTAACAGACATTCTCCGCAGCCGAAACCAACCAGTGAACGGCGTCAACTTCGGAGCCAAGCCCAAGCATCCCGACCGTTACCCGGCAGTCAGTTCGGAACTATGGTTCGAGTTCGCCGAACAATTACCCTCGATCACGATTAACCCGAGTCTGGAACACCGAGCCGAACTGTTTCAGGAACTCAGCACCCGTGAATGGGCAATCAACAACCGGAACCTACGCGAAGTGCAGCGGAAGAAAGACTACAAAACAGAGAACCAGACCGGAAGCCCCGATCTAGCGGATAGCGTTCTTCTCGCCTACTACAAGCCGCTGCAACTTCCGTCTTGGGACGTTGCTGTTTGCTAGGTTTAGGCGCTGTACCCGGTAGACTAGACACAGGGTCTTACGACGAATCGAGGAAACTGTGAGCCTGCTGAACAATCTCCGTGACGGTTTTATGAGCGCTTTCGACCGTAACCATGCGCCCAGCATGTCACCCACACCGATGGGCGGGAACATCTGGCAGCCGATGGGCGGCAACACCATCCCCATGCACGACACCTACGACAACGTGTTCCCCTACGTGAACGCCATCGCCCAACGGTTCAGCACGGTCATCCCCTACGCCGTGGACGCGGACAACCGGCGCATCGACCCGGCACCCGCACCACTGGCCGCACTCTACGCGCCCAACGACACGTATTCCTGCCTTGAATTCCTCAAGATCGTTTGCGCCACCATCCTCACCCAGTCACACTTGGATATTCTTATCTGGACAACTAACGGGCCGGGCGGAGACATTACAGCCGACAACATCATCGGATATACGCTGCTGCCGTCGAACAGCCGCCAATACAATTCCACGCGCTCGGACTGGTATCATCGCGTCACGATGGACTTGGGCGACGGCGAACGAGTCTACAAATTCTCACGAGACGAAACAATCGCCCTCAGCTACTCGCAGCACCCCAACGACCCGACACGAGGCATCGCACCCGCCATGACCGTGAAGAAGTGGGCGAACGTGGACGATATGATCGCCGACTATGAGCGTGGCTTCTTCGGCAACAACGCCGTACCGGCTGGAATGCTCGGCATCGTATCGGAGAACACCGAGGACTTCCAACGTAACCGCGACCGCCTCGAAAGCACGTTCCGAGGCGCAGGCAACAACAACGGAATCGTGTACAACATGATCCCGGTTGACCCTATGACCCATAAGCCCAGCACCACGAGCAAGCTGGTGTGGGTGCCGTTCCAGAACGCCAACGACAGTCTGGACTTGCAGACCGTGAACGACGTGGTAAACAACCGATTATCGAACGCGCTCGCTGTCCCGGACATTATTCGTGGCATCGATAACGGGCAGACCTACGCCAACGCCGAACAGGCCGAACGCGCGTTTATCGAGAACACGTTGAAGCCGTTGTGTATGACGGTGTGGGATAAATGGCAGTTCGAACTTGACCGCATCACTGGCGGACTTGGGTATGGCATCACGTTCGACCTTGATCTACCGTCCCAGACCGACATGGAGAAGGTGCAGGCGGACACCCAGAAGGTACGTATTGACTCGCTTATCCAGCTCCTGAATATGGGTGCCAGTCTGGAATCTGCCGTGGACGCGCTCGGACTCCCCGACTCGTATAAGCGTCTTGACCTGCACCAGTCGGCTCCGACGCTGACTATCCCAGTAGCCGCAAAACGGTATAGCCGTAATATCAAACCGCAGGAGACGGCAACCGAGAAACGCATCCTGCCCGCCACCCGAACCTACGTGGACAGAGTTATCAGGCTCGCCCGTCGCTCTCAGAACAGTTTGCGCGATGATTTGGAAGCCATCGGCGACCAGTGGATTAACGACGTTAAAGACGAGTTGATGAAGAACCTCGCCGCCTACGCCCGTCGTACCGGCTACGAACTGGAACAGGTCATTACCGTGTGGGCGGAACTCCATCCGGAAAGCTCCATTGCCGTGGAAGTCGAGAACTACACTGCCGATGACTGGCGGCAACTCTACTTCTGGACTGAACTCCCCGACACCGTGCGTGAAGCCTACGTGGAACACTTGCGGAGCATCGCCAAGTCAACCAGCAAAACCATCACGAACAACGTCCTTGAACTGCTGAACCGTGCCGACGTGGAACAGTGGGACGCCGAACGCCTGCGTGACGAGCTCGAACGCATGGGCAACGATCACGCCGAGCTGATTGCCCGCTGCGAAACCGTGCAATCGCAACGGCTCGGCAGTCTCTACAGTGCCCGCAATCTCAGCGAAACGCTCGGCGTCCGACTGGACAAGGTATGGCGTACCTCCGGTGACGGCAAAGTGTGCGAATTCTGCCGTCACATGGAAGGCAAGCGAATCTCATTGGATGACACGTATCTGGCTGAAAACGCCAGCGTCGAAATCGGCGACCGCACCTACGTGAACAACTTCGAGAGTATGCAGACCCCGAACGGACACCCCAACTGCCGGTGCTACGAGGATTACGAGGTGGTGGAATCATGACTTACGACATCCATTGCAAACACTGCGGACGGTATCTAGGTTCCTGCGCCCGTGACACGATGGTGACGCTCAAATGCCCGAACTGCAAAGGCTTGGACGTGTATCGCATCGTGCTACTATGGGGGTCAGAACATTAAGCCCATTAAGGACGTTCGACCGCACCACTACCCTACTATTTGAAAGGGCCAAGATGAAGACTCGTAAGAGCTTCGCCAACAGCGGTGCCCCAGAAACCAATGGCCGTACCCTCACCTTCCTTGCCAACAGCGGTAAAGTGATGTGCGACGGACTCACCGTAGATTTGAAGACACTGAAAGCGCCGTTAATCGACGGCACTCTGAAACTCGTGTCCGACCTCACCGAGTCCGACAAACTATCACTACCGTTGCTGATCGACCACATGCCCAGCATCGAATGCCAAGCGGGTGCAATCACCCGACTTTGGATGACCGACGCCGGACTAATGGCCGAAGCGAAACTCAGCGAGGTAGATCAAGGCGAACGTATCCGCCAGCTTGCCGCCGACGGATGCCTGACCAACAGTTTCAGCATCACCGTTGAATTCAACCAGCGTCCCGGCAAGGACGGTATCATCCACGATGGCGAACTACTGGAAATCAGCGTCGTCTATCGTGGGGCCGACCCAAGGGCCGCTTTCACCGCAATCAACAGCCGCAACAACAAGAATGGAGACACCATGAACCCGGAACTCCTGAAGAAACTGGCGCGTACCATCGCCCAGTTCAAACTCACCCCGGACGAAGCGGAACAGCTCACCGATTCCATCGGTGACATCATGCAGGGCGCTCTCGATGACATCACCGATGCCATCACCAACCAGAAGGAAGACGAGGGCGAGGGCACCCCGGAACCGGAGGAACCCGTGCAGACTTCCAGCGGTCGCCAGACCATCATCATCAACAAAGCCAACCACGCCGCCCACCAGTCGGGTACCGTGACGTTCTCCCACGACCGTAAGACGTGGCTTGACTCCGATGATGCCATGAACGCGTTCGAACGTGCCCTGATCGACACTGATAACAAGGGTGTCGAAGCGTTCCACCGTGAGTGGGCTGACACCGTGAACCGTAACATGTCGGACACCGCATCGTTCGGCGTTGACACCACCAACGTGGACAAGTTCATCCCGACTGCGGCAATCACCACAATCGCGGACGCGCTGAACACGCGCGGTTCCGGCCTGTGGAATCTGCTGCGTAAGACCGGCATGGATCGTCTCACCATCGGTGGCAATATCGCCGGTCTGACTGACCAGACCCGCGCCCACGGCTACCCTGTGACCTCCTACAGCAAGCAGAAGAAGGAACAGGTGCTTTCGTTCGTGAAGCGCGAGCTTCAGGCCGACTACACCTACAAGTACATCACCCTTAACAAGGGCGATATCCGCCGCACCCAGCGTCCGGGCGCTCTGCTCCGCTACGTATTGCAGGAACTCCCGAACTACATCGTCCAGACCATCGAACGTCAGATCACTCTTGGTAATTACACGGACATGGAGCATTTCCGTTCCGTCGTGACCGACGCGGCAGACAAGTCGTCCGAGTGGAAGGGCAACCGTTTCGCGCTCTCCTACACCATGACGGATAACACTCCGCTGATGGACTTCGTGCGTGCCTCCCACATGGTTCGCGCTCAGGGCAACAAGGTGCTGCTGTGCAACGCTGACACCGTGGCCGACCTGCTGATGTCCGCGAACGCTAACGGAAATACGTACATTGCTCTCGGCGGTGACGATACTCTGGCCCGCGCCCTCGGCGTTAACCAGATCATTACCCCTGAATGGTGGACGGACACGGACGACACCACCACTATGGGCGTCATCATGGCTGCGTCCCACTACGCGGTGGTTGGCGATACGTCCATCGAGGCGTTCACTAACTTTGCGCTGTCCACCAACACTAACGAGTATCTTCAGGAGATTTACGCTGGTGGCGGTCTGGACGCGGAGAAGTCCGCCGTGGTCATCAAGCCGAAGGATGAATGATGAACGCTGAAATGTACGCACGAGTCGGCGGCAAAGCGCTGCCAGAAGACAACGTGAACACGGTTAAGGTCATTAACTTCGTGGACAAGTCCGGCGAACCAGTGTCTTTGACGGGTCCGCAGGGTCCGACTGGCCCAGCTGGTGAGCGTGGCCCGCAGGGTCCGACTGGCC